CTTTCGGGTGCCGGGCTATCAAAATATTTTTGATGCCAACCTAATAGCATATGCTATTAGTAACTTTTGACATGTGCCTTATATCAAAAGGTACAACGTTTCATAATTGGAGCCTGAGATGGAGCTAAACACAACTCGACATCGTTCAGAGGTAATTGCTTATATAGAGTTACCTGCGTCCGTTAATTGGATCACGCCTTATAAAGGGTATAGTACATCTAGTAAGTCTTGTGTAACTGATTACAGTTCAGCAAGTACTTACTACTATACTCTAAAAGCGTTATCACAGATTAAGGATTGTTGGGATGTACCCACACGTAACTTTTCCCGGTTACAAAGACAAGGTCGTTTAATTTTTAACGACTTTAAAACGTCTTTAAGAACTTGGGAGTCAGATGGGAGTATGCATCATAACATCTATAAGCTCGATAAGTACGGGTGTAAAGTCGGTGGCGCCGTTGTTGACGCCGAAAATGTTCCGACCATAAATCACTCATACTCCTGGCGAGTGCCAGCTCCTGAACCGGAAGATGATCTCGAATCTGAACAAAACAGATTATTAATTTCTGCTCTCGACAAAGTAACTGCGTCGGATGCTATGGTCTATGCGACCCTAGGGGAATTAAATGAGACTATCCAAGGTATGCTACAAGTAGTTTCAGCTGTAAGTGGTGTACTTAACGCTTACAAATCTGATCGTTTTTTATCATATCTCAATAGAAAACGAGATATAAAGACTCTTAGGGATATCTGGATGAATATCAGGTATAATCTGAGACCTTTGTATCACGACATTAAGAACTATGCCGCTGCCTTTGCCGAAATACGGCAAGGGACGTTAAGGCAAACCTTTAGAGATTACAAAGGTTATAACTTAACGCCGAGTCCTTATGTTTACACATTAGGGCCCGATGGCATGAGCGGTATGACAACTTTTACTGAAACCGTAGTTAGAAACATCGGTATCAGGACGGGTTGTCTGGCAGATATACAAGTTGATATCAGGAGCCTTTTAGGTTTCGATAGACTTTTTGCATCAGCCTGGGAATTGATCCCCCTATCGTTCATCATTGATTGGTTCTGGAATGTCGGAAAAATTATTTCTGCATTAGACCCTATGGTAAAACGACGAGTTAGGGGTAATTGGGTGACAGTCGAAGACGCAACTACAAAACGCGTCGAAATAACTGACTATCATTTAACGAACCCTGCTTATTCTGGATCCGTTAGTTTACAAGGATTCTGCCAATACTCTACTGTAGAAAAACGTAGGTACTGTAACGAGAAACCCAGCTATATTCCACAATTGAATATCAGACTGGATGCATTTAAACTACTAGATATAACTTCAATTCTATCCCAAATTTCTTCAGCAAAACGTTCAATAATGAAACGTTAGTTGAGTAATTTTTAGAAAATGAAATGAGTAGCGAGGAGGGCGTAATGCTTTCAAACACATTATCTTTCACCTATTTGGGGGAAGAAGGCTCAGTAACCAAAGACTTCACACGTTATGATGAATATCAAAACAGGACAGTCTATATTGGGCAAAATCATACTTTGACATCACGTAATACCCTTAGTTTTTATAGAAGTTTCCCGAAACAACAAGGAAACTTCAAGGGTGTTGGAAAAACTACCTTCAAAATATCAGAAGATATAGTTGTTCCTGGTAATGATGGCGTTACAGAGATAACATCTCCTGCCATAATCGAAGTTAATTTTAGCCTGCCGCTAGGAATCACCGATGTTCAGGTGGAAAACCTGCGACTTCTTGTGGCCTCTATCTTAACAGATGAATCCCTCATGGTGTCTCTCAATAAGCAGCTTCAAATCTGAAGCAAATCTATTGAATTCGCCTTATTTTTATGGGTCATCATATTATTATTAATCTGCTCTGGCCCGTTTATATTTAAATAAACAATGATGGGCTTTCGTCTCAAGGACTTTTTATGAAATTTAAAAAGATTCAACCAAAAGATATTGGTAAAGTCTCCGTAACGACGGATTATCCGTGGAGACTCTTGAGTCATCTAACCGATGATTTGGCTAGGACCTTCGGAGTCAATACTCCGCCTGAGCTTGCATCTGCAATTAGATACAAAGATGCTAGACGGTATATTGGGTGGAGTTCCGTAAACGATTTACAGAGTATTAATCGTGATGGTTGCACTTTCAGCGAAGCTTTAGTGACCAACCAGAGATCCGCCTTGCTTAAGAAATTTCCTCTTAATATAGTTGATATAGATAGATCTCAAGCTGCTATTGATAAATTCTTAGCAGTAGAGACTCGCTTATCAGCGCTCGATTTTAGAGCGATCTATGTTAAGCATCCTGAGTTCGTGAATCACTTAAGAACCTTTATTTCAAAGGTTTTAGGTAACCCTCAGAACAATTTTAAGGATATGTTTTGGAATGCAAGGTTTGGCCCCGGCGCAACTCTGGGTATAACAAAAGGTATGACTTCTAATTTTTACAAATTTAAAGATTTACCCTATTCTTGTACTCAGGCTGCAATGCCGATTTCATTAGCATTGATCAAATCTGACGAACGCTGGAGGTGGGCAGTTGAAAAACAGTTACATCTTTGTCGTAAGTCCTCATACGAGGATTTGTTTGAAATGGTTGATGGTAATAAAGTGACAACTGTACCTAAAACAGCTCTAATAGATAGAACAATAGCTATAGAGCCTCTTATGAATGTTATGCTGCAACTTGGCATACATGAATTTCTGTCTCCTCGTCTAAAAAGGTTTTGTAATATAGACCTCCAAGATCAGGGCAGGAACAGAGAGTTCGCGACAAGATTAAGTCATGCAACAATAGACTTATCTTCCGCTTCAGACTCAATTTCAAACACTCTGGTGGGTATGTTATTCCCACCTGTTTGGAGAGAGGTTCTGCGTTCCCTTCGATCACCTGAAGGTATTTTACCTAATGGTGAGAAGATTAAATACAAGAAAATTTCAAGTATGGGAAACGGTTATACATTCGTATTAGAGACCCTAATTTTTGCCGCGGTAGTGTCCTTCGTGGTTGGCGAAAAGCAACTACGTGAAAGCTGTGCTCTTTACGGCGACGACATTATCGTACCATGTGAACACGTCGATCAAGTAATTGGATACCTTGAGGTTTTGGGTTTTATCATTAATAAAGATAAATCCTTTACCAATGGGTTAATACGTGAGTCATGCGGTGTTGAGTATTTTAACGGTAAGAATATACGTTCTGTGTACATCAAAAAACAACCAACACATGTGACGCATCTGTTCAATGATTATAACAGACTTAAGCGTTTTTTCAAAACACATGCCGGTTCGTGTACACACTGCACATCCTTAGATTACATCTTTTCACTTATACCCAAAGAACTTAGATTATATGGTCCGATTCTAGAAGATAAATATCTAGATTATAGCTCGTATATTCATTCCGAAGTTCCAAAGAGTGGAAGTCCTGGATCTAAATACCAAGATGTCTATAAATTTCGAAGTTTTATAAATCGAAGTTCAAAGATACGTATTGGGAAAGAAATGACTCGAAGTTCTTTCGAGTTTTTTACTCTGATGCATGACCTTAAAAATTGTGAATCAGATACAGGCTGTCGCTTTGAGGTTACTAGAAGACATTCTAGTAATTTTGAAATCAAAACCTCACGTTCAGCTGTTTGGAACGTTGACTACGACATAAACAACGCCTTGACCCTTAAATAAGGTCCGCGGGTTTATGATAACAAGGTAAAAGGGC